ATACGCTTGCTTGGGTCAGACTTTGCAAAGAGTCGAATCTGATCCGCAATGTCAGGCATGAGGTCAGGCTTTTTCTTTCCAGATAAATCCCTGTCAATATCAATGGCTCTGACGATACCCTTTGCATCAGGATTGTGGTCAGAAGTACGCGTTGAATGACGGTAATCGCCAAGCCAGCCGTCTGAGGTCTTATCTCTTGAACCGAAAGAATCATCTACTTGAAGCCTAAGCTGCTGTCCGGCTTTACAGAGTATGGGCTTCATTAGAACATTCCCATCGCTTCTGCTGATTAAGAGTCAATTCATCGTGTCCGCAATCGGGCATTACAGGAATGAACGCGTCATCAATCGGATCATAAGTAAATCCAACTCCTGCGTAATTGAACCTGATGCGCCCATTGTAGCTGGTGCGGATACAAGTCTGTCCTCTAAAGTCTGAGTACCAATCCTCAGGAGTCTTGCCTTCAATTAGTTCCGATTCATCGATGCCAACAATGACTTCTGTAACAATGTTGTTCTCATCTAAAAAAGCGTAATGTGCCATTATGCAAAACTCACATTTCCTGTGCCAGCAGTAATTGTTGTGACATAATTAGTTCCAACTGTTGCAGTTGATCCTGTTAATCCTGCTCCGATAGTGATTGTGTAATCTGTTGGATAGCGAAGGATTACAACTCCTGAGCCGCCGTTACCGCCAGCGCCCCATACTTCACCACCGCAGCCACCACCACCGCCGCCAAGGTTTGCTGTTGCGTTGCTACCGTTACCGCTATTGCTTCCTGCACCACCACCGGCTGAAGCTGTGCCGCCGCTTGTTCCTGTGTAACCACCACCACCACCACCACCACCTCGGGCAACTGATGATCCTGTTACAGATGATGAAACTCCTGAGCCGCCATTACCACCGCTAGATGATGTCGCATTAGCGGCAACGCTTCCTGCGCCACCACCACCGCCGCCGTTAACATTGGAAGGCAAAACTGCAACACTACCGCCATAACCTTGATTAGCTGTTCCAGTTCCGGCTGTTCCTGCGCCAGAATCCCAACCACCACCGCCGCCGGAGCCGCCGTTCTTACCATTGCGACCAGTTGGTCCAGCGCCGTTAGAAGTACCACCACCGCCGCCACCGGCTGTTGAAGTAATTGTGCTGAATACAGAATTGTTGCCATTAGCGCCAGGATCTGCATTGTCTGTGCTTGAGATATAGCCAGCGCCACCAGCGCCAACTGTTACTGTGTAGTTAGTTGCTTTAGATAAACTTAATGCGGATTCAGCAGAAGCTCCACCACCTGATGATTCACCAGATACAGATGAACGATATCCACCAGCGCCACCAGCGCCGTTACCACCGTAACCGCCGCCAGCGCCACCGCCACCGGCGAGCACAATGTACTCAACCGATAACGCTCTAATTTCGGCTTTGAAACCTACAATTCCTGCTGTAATGCAACCAATCATTATCCGATTGACCCTACAACATACCAAGTGTCTGTTGCTGTCTTAATGCAGACTGCTGTCTTGTACTGAGCCAAAGTTGGAGAAGCTGCTACTGCACCGGCTGAAAGAACTGTTGTTGTGCCTGATGTGACTGCTGAGATTGTGCAGAGTCCAGCGCCCTTGTTGAGGACTGTAATTGCTGTGCCTACTGGGAAGGCTACAGAGGCATTGGTAGGAATCTTGAACGCTACGGCTGTTGCCTTGTTCATTGGAACTAAGACTTGGTACTGATCGTCAGATACAGCTGTGTAATCATTGGTAGCGTCTGCATCGACTGTAAAGGTCACTAAGCCGTTGAAAATTGGGGCGGTGAGGATATCTCCTGTAACCGTTGGGAAGCCTGTTGCCATCTGTTTATCTCCTAGTAAGTCATTGCACTCACGCCAATTATACCGCGTTCTGTGCTTCCTATAATGAATCCATCGGTTATGGGCTCAAGTGTTGTTACTGTTACTTGCATTGAATTAGGGCTGATATTCCAAGATAAACCTTGGCATTGCAGGGTCTTGACGATGGTAGAGCCGTCTGGCTGGTTATTGCTGATTCTTAGATTGTCAAAGTAATCCAAGCCAATCATTGTGTCAGTTGGAACTGCTGGGTCTAATAAATCGACAACCATTTGATCGATTCTGATAACGGTCTCAGCTCTCGTGGCGACATAGGTGGCAGCGATATTCAGGGCATTGGCATCGGTATCGATAACTAAATCCTGTGCGCTGTACTGGTGAGGGAAGTATCGGGCAATACTGTCCGCGTTCTCGTAGAACTGTGCTGTGCCACCATATCGGGTCATCTGGGCTTGATTAATGATGAGCTTGTCATCGAAGGCAAAGATTAGGTTGCGGTAAGGGATACCGCCGGTCTGATTAAACTCGATAGGAGTTCCAGAGATAGATGAGGCTACTGAGTTACGATCTTTAAATACTGCTGTGCCTGACCCGTTGATAAAGAACGCACCCTGCTCTGAGAACTCTGCGTTCTTAACCGCATTAAGGCTTGTGCGTAGCGTTCCGGGGTCAGCAATGCAATTAGATTGACCAGTAGCAATTGTGCGCATATTAGATGGAAAGTCCACCTGATCTAATATTTTGCCTATGCGTGTGCCGGTTGCTTGCCCTGCGCCGGAATCTGCAACTGTTGTTATCTGAGCCAAGTTAAACAAGCGGAAAGCATCGGCAATATAGATATCCACATAGCCCATCTGCTCGGCTTGGTCATAAGTGTAGCGGTACTCGGTTGTATAACCTGAGAATAAGAATTCCTGCGCTGTCGCTGTTGTAGCTGCAATACGCACCTTACGCAGAGGCACGAGATAGCCGAAATAAGGGCTGGCTGTGTTCTGAGGGTTAAAGTAGGAGTCTGGGTCTGTAATGCGCACAACGGCTGTGCCAGCGATGTAGGTATCTGCTTGGATATCTCTGCCACGGTTGATAGTAATGCTGCGGACATTGGGAGTTAGATCGACAATCGGAACTGGAACTGTAGAAGCGCCAAGTGTGCCTGTGCCTAAAACTCCGTACTTAGCATCACCAATAGTAAACGGGTAGCCGAAAGTAGCGCCGGAACTAAAGTCAAAGGATACGGATATCTCAGCAGGTAAAGCCATCAGCGACCTGCAAAGCTTCCATAGGTTCTATTAACGCTCGATGAGACACCGGATAGGGAAGTGTCCTGCAAAGCTGTAGCAATCGCTTTGCCATCAATCTGAACGCTGACCTGAATCGGACCCGTTTGATTTGAGGCTTCTTCTGCTCTGCGGAAACTGCCGGGTGTTGATCTAGGGAATGGCGTTACATTGGTTTCTGGAACTTCAGGGAATGAAGGATTGTTATTCCAGCCAAGAGAACTGTTAAAGGTAGGGTCGCCCGTAACTACTAAGGCAGCCTTTTTAGCGAGCATATCCAGATATGCAGACCATGCTGTAAAAGGGTTCTTAGCATCTGGAAGGCTTGCAAGATAACCAGCTAAATCTTTACTTAATCCTTGAGCCTTGGCTATTTCAGCAGTAAGTTTCTGGGCTTCCGCTGTGTTTCCTGTAATCAAAGCAAACTGAAGTTCTACGCGTTTACGATCTTCATCAGATAATTTACCCTTGAGGGCAGCAATGAGCTGAACCTGCTCTAAGTCAAAGATAGAGCCAGCCTTTTTAAGAGTGTTCTGTTTCTTTTGCTCATCTGTCAAAGCCTTCTGAGACTTGACCTGCTTAGTCTGCAAAGCTGCAAGTTCCTTGGCTCGCTTGGCTGCTGCAATCTCTGCTGTGCGCTGCTGTGCTGTGCGAGCTGCTGTACCTGCTGGAGATGCTGAACGATTAGTGCTTCCCGATGAGCCTTGCAGCATGGCATTGACATCGCCACCTGCTAAAAAGTTTGTGTATGCCTTGCGAAATTTGTTGATAAATCCGATGCCAGCACCCAATGCAACTATTACATTGCTAGTGGACTTTGCAATGTTATCAATTGCTTTAGCTGCATCGCTGGCTTCTGTTCCACCGCCTACCCGAGCGAGGGCATCTACTAGACCCTTACCAATTGTCTCTTGAGCGTTGCCGGTAGCTACTGCTAGGACTTCCATCTTGTAAGAAGTAGTAGTCAAATAATCCTGAGCTGCTCCTGCTGATCGTGCAAGCATGATGCCTAGAATCTCATTGAATGACTTAGTTGTAATCTCTGCTCTAGTTAAGCCTGTGTTGTACTTGGTTAAGCCTCGAGTAATTCCGACATAGCCCTTACCTAAATCGGTTGCGACTGTGGCTAAATCTACGCCACTTGCTCGGCTAATCTGAATTGCATTATTGAGAAGCTCTTGAGACTTAGTTAGTGATCCGGTTGTCGTCAATAGACCCTGAAACGCCGGTCTGAGAATGTCATCGGCAATTGCAGCACTCTGCTCTAGGTTAGCAATAAAGTCTGTGACCTTAGTCTGAGAAAATGAAAGCCCGAGGTTATCTACTGCTGTGGCTAATCGATTGGCTGCTGCCTCATCTGCTGCGAAAGCCTTGACTGCTGCTTTGCCGTAGGCTGTCATGGCGGCTGCGCCAAGAGTTAAGCCTAAAGTTTTGCCTAATGACTTGACTGACTTTTCGAGAGAGCCGGTTGCCTTTTCTGCTTTAGTAAAGGCTGCTTTGCCGGTAAACTCCGAAGCAATATCAACTCTTAAATCTGCCACTAGCCTGGTCTCCTTGCATTAAATTTAGCTGCTGAAGTCTCAATTGCTTTTAGAACTCCTGCTGTCGCTTTTCCACGATCCTGTTCAAAGGCTCTAAAGATTGCTCTACCTGTCATCTTTTGACCTTGACCAACTAACTGACCGCCCAGTTGAGGAGTGAACTTGCCAGTAACGCCAGACTTGCGACCGGCTGTTTCATAGATTGCACCGGCAGCGGATTTATTAAAGATAGATGCTAAGGCTCTAAATCCTCGACGATTAGCCTTGCTTGGGCTGCTCTTGTAGCTGATACCTCGGCTGACCTCGCCTTTGTCATAATAGCGACTAGCCCAGCGACCCTTAGCGCCCTCGCGCTTAAGCCAGCCAGATGGCACTTCTGAATTAGCAGGAAGGAAGCCTCGAGCGTTCCTAGTTACCGGCTTGAGAAAGTTAGCAATCTCTTTAGTTGTTTCTTTGGCTAAATCCGGCTCAAAGTTGCGCAATGCTTTACGAAGA